TCAAAGACAAGATCGTTTATACTTAGATATTGATTATGAAAGTGTTATTGTAGATGATTACTTAGTTATTGATTGTTATAGACTTTTAGATCCAAATGATTTTACAAGAGTATATAATGATTACTTTGTTAAGAGGTATCTTACTGCCCTTATCAAACGTCAGTGGGGACAAAATTTAATTAAGTTTAATGGAGTAAAACTCCCTGGCGGAGTGGAGTTAAATGGTCGTCAATTATATGATGATGCAGAAAAGGAATTAGAAATCATCAGAGAGCAAATGTCTAACACTTATGAACTTCCTCCCCTTGATATGATAGGTTGATATTATGGTATTAAATCCTTTTTTTCAACAAGGTTCTCGTGGCGAACAAAATCTTGTTCAAGACTTAATTAATGAGCAATTAAAAATATATGGTATTGAAATTTTTTACATACCTAGAAAGTATGTAAATGAAAGAACAATTATAAGAGAGGTTGTTACTTCAAAATTTGATGATTCATATCCAATAGAAGCATACGTTGATACCTATGAAGGGTATGATGAAAATCCAACGTTATTATCAAAATTTGGTATTCAACAAACTAACGAAGTATCATTAGTTATTTCACAAGAGAGATTTGAAACTTATATCTCTCCATTGATGAAGAATGAATCTAATGTAAAATTATCATCTAGACCAAAAGAGGGAGATTTAATTTATTTTCCTCTTGGTGATCGTTTGTTTGAGATCAAATATGTAGAACACGAAAAACCTTTCTATCAATTACAAAAAAATTACACTTACATATTGAAGTGTGAACTCTTCCGTTATGGTAATGAAGTAATTGACACTGGTGTTGAAGAGATTGACAATGAACTGGTTGGAGATGAGTTAAGGGGTATCAATGATGAAACTAATCAATTAACAAGTCTCGGTTCTATTCAATCTCTTACGGTTGTTGGTGTAGGAAATACAGCAAACGCAGTAACAACATTCATCGAATCTGGTTCTCTTAAAGCAATCAAAGTATCGAACAGAGGATCTGGGTATACAAAAATTCCAACTGTTGGTATATCATCTGCACCATCTGGTGGAGTGACTGCAGTGGGTATTGCTTCGATGATATATGGAATAACTGTCTGCACAGATAGTGCTAACAAAAATGCAGGATCAGTTCAATCAGTCAGTTTAATTAATCCTGGAAGTGGATATACGACGACTCCAAAAATTAAATTTACTGGTGGATACGGTAGTGGAGCAGCAGCATCAGCAGTTGATGGATTTAGAACTATCGGTGTAGTTACTGTAACCGATGGTGGTTCTGGATTTACCACTGCACCAGTTGTTACTTTCTCTACACCAATTCATGTCGGTGCAGCTGCCACAGCAGTGTTAGACACTCCCATGGTTGCTCTTGGAGTTAGTATCACTTCTGCACCGATAAGCATAGGAGCATCAAATTTTCTGTTCCCTGGAGGAACCACTGGTGGAGCATTCTATAAGTCAGCACCTTTTGTTGTATTTGGTCTCCCAGATATTACACCAACCACGGCAACAGCGACAGCAACAATGGGTGACTATGCAACTACAGGTGGAACAGTTGCTAGTATTGCTATAAGCACGGCGGGATCATACTACGCAGAGGTTCCTACAGTTTCAATATCAGGTCCAGTTGTAAGTTTGGCTGCAGCAACCATAAGTATTGATGGTGAATCAATTAACCCATCATCTATTGCATTTAGCACCACAGGTAGAGCATATAGGGTTGCACCAACAGTTGCAATTACAACATCTGGTTTCCATACAATTCCAACGCAAAATGCTGTTGGTATTGCAACAATTCATCCTATTACTGGTATCGTTACTGCTGTTTCCTTTGATGCTAATGATCCATGGTCAGCGGGCACAGGAGCGACAATTGGTGCAGGATACACACAAGCGCCCGGAATAAGTTTTAGTGGCATTACAGCGGCAGTTGGAGCGTCTGCAACTGCTATCTTATCTGGGGTTGGAACCATAACCTCCATAGCAATTGGTAATAGTGGTTTTGGTTATGCTCCTGGAGTAACTGCAACGGTCACTATTGGAGCTGGTGGAACTAATGTTCCATTTAGAGCGGTTGGTGTTGCTACAATAAGATTTAATTCTATTAAAACCACTGGAACAATTGGCATAGGATCTACGGTTATAACTGGAATAGGAACAACAAATATCATTGTTGGAGATAGAGTTCGCCTAGAAAGTGGTTTTAACGCTACTTATAATTTCATCCCAAGCGATACGTTTGTTACTGGATTGGGAACAGATAGTATTATCCTTTCAAATGCGGCAACAAATGTTGGTATCGCAACATCTTCATTTGAATTTGGAATTGATAGATGTGGTATTGTAACTGGAATCAATATAACTTATGGTGGCGGTGGTTACTTATATCCTCCAACAGTAACTATACAAAATGACATCACCGTCAGTAACTACCATGAAGAGGTTGCTGGTGTCCATACTGCAAGAGGAATTGCTGTATTAAACTCTGAAGGTAAAGTTGACAGTATACAAATTACTGATGCTGGAGCAAAATATGTTATTGGAACCGGAACAACAGTCATATCTGTTTCGATTGCAAGTCCACCACAATTGGATTCCTCAGGTCTTGCGGCAGGAAACTTTAAGTTTAATGAAATTGTAACAGGATCTATTTCTGGTGCAACAGGTAGAGTGCGGGCATGGGATGCTAGCGCCAATATTTTAGAATTAGGGAATGTTGCAGGAACTTTTGCCATAAGTGAAGTTGTAACTGGTTCAGATTCTGGTGCAAAACAAATTTTAAGAGTTGTTGGAAGACTTGACTCTGACAGTAATGATACAAATAGAGATCCAGTTGATGATTATTTTGCAGATAATAGAGCAATTGAAAAAGAAGCTGATGCTATCTTAGATTTCTCTGAGCAGAATCCTTTTGGCACTCCATAAATATAGTATACAAGGTATATAAAAATGTTTGAGTATTTTTATCACGAAATTCTGAGGAAAACAATCATATCGTTCGGAACGCTGTTTAACGGTATTGAAATTCAGCAGAAAAATTCTAATGGAAGTATAGCAAGCACTACAAAAGTTCCTCTTGCATATGGTCCAACTCAAAAGTTTTTAGCAAGATTAGAGCAGCAAGAAGATTTAAATAAAGCGACCGCAATGACATTACCTAGAATGTCATTTGAGTTTACTGGTTTGACCTATGACCCCACCAGAAAAGTTACCACAACTCAACAATTTACATTAAAGGATTCCAAAGATGGATCAATAGTAAAAAAAGCATATATGCCAGTTCCTTATAATATGGCATTTGAATTAAGTATCATGGCAAAATTAAATGATGATGCCTTACAAATTACTGAGCAGATTTTGCCATATTTTCAACCTGCATATAATCTCACGGTAAACCTAACGGAGGAGGTAACTGAAAACAAAGATATTCCAATTATCTTGGAAAGTATCACAATGCAAGATGATTATGAAGGTGATTTTTCCACTAGAAGAGTTTTGTTATACACATTAAGATTTACAGCAAAAACATATCTGTTTGGTCCAGTATCTAAAGCAACCTCAGATATCGTTAAATCTGTTAGGGTTAGTCTTCCGCTGGGTAATTCTAATAATGCAACAAGAGATGTTTCTTATACGGCTAAACCAAGAGCGATTAAGAGTTATTCGGGCACCGTTACCACTAATCTTAGTGCAGATTTGACTAAAGATTCGATTGTCGCTGAGGTTGTAGATGGATCTACAATTACTAACAAGTCTTACTTGGACATAGACGGAGAGGAAGTGTTTGTCAAATCAATAAATGGCAATAAACTAACACTCAATAGAGGGCAAGATGGAACTGATATTGTTTCTCATGTGAGTGGCACTCCAGTTAGAGCGATAACGTCAACAGACAATGCCCTGATTCAATTCGGAGACGACTTTGGATTTGATGGAAGTTCGGAATGAAAATGACAAAGCAATTTAATGAATTAAATGATGAGTTTAATGTCTCAGCAGATGTTGTCCAACCTGAAGTTGTCAAAGACAAAATTGAAAAGGTGAGAGAATCTGTAGATGATATCAACAAAGATTATGAATACACTCGTGGTAATCTTTATAGTATCATTGAAAAGGGGCAAGAAGCACTTAATGGTATTTTAGAGTTAGCACAAGAGAGTGAAATGCCAAGAGCATATGAGGTCGCTGGTCAATTAATTAAGAATGTTGCTGATGCAACTGATAAATTGATGAAATTGCAAAAGGAACTAAAAGATGTAAATGAAGAGTCT